CTCTCAGATCGGGCCTCCCGGCGCAACTGGGACTTATGGCAATGTTCCCAATATGCCCAGTGCAGTTAACATCGCACTAGGCCAGCCAATGTCAGATGGGCGTACTCTGTTTGAAGTCGCCAATGATGACACAATCTTCGAGGGCCAGTATGACAACTCCGCTGGCACAGTCCCCGCGGATTATACCCCAACCATTGCTCTTATTGGCAAGAACGTCGGTATTACATTCGACGCCTCTGGCACAGCATACCTCGATGGTGGCAAGGTGGTAGATGGCACTAGCACCGTAGCTAAGATTGTTGGCATTAACCCCAATGATCTAGTTCAGGCTGGAACTCCGAATACTTACCTCGCCAACGCTCGTGTTAGATTCCAAGTACTAACCGCAGCGCGTCAGCTTTCCGTTTAGTCCTACCAACTCAATTCAAATTAAGGATATTTAAATGACACAAGTACGGGGCGCATTTCCAAAACTACTGGCTCCAGGACTCAATAAAATCTATTTGGATGCAGTTGAGACTGAACAGCGAGCTATCGAATACACGCATATTTTCAACGAGGAAACTTCAGATCGAGCTTATGAGCAGGACGCGAAGTTTTCAGCATTTGGGCCGTTGCAGGAAAAGCCGGAGAACACACCTGTGGCTTACACAGGGATGTTGCAACTCGGTGATAAGCGTTACATCCATCTCACCTATGCTTTGGGTGTACGTACATCAAAAGAGCTTTATGATGATGATAAGTACGGCATCATTAAAAAGGCTCCCGTTGCACTCGCGCGCTCGGAGCGTTATACTAAAGAAATGGTTGCGATGAATATTCTCAATCAGGGCTTTAGTCCGAATGTGGCAACTGCTGATGGAGTTTCGCTATTTAATTCCCAGCACCCTCTAGCAGCAGGTTCGCAGGCTACGAATGTCGGCCCCGGACTTGCAAATGTGGTTTATGCTGTAGGCACATATCCCAATCGTCCATCGACGGATATCGACCTTAGCGTAACTGCGCTACAACTCGCAACTAATCAGTTCGAGCGGCTGGTTGATGGTCAGGGTCTTCCTATCACAATTCGCCCTAAGCTCCTTGTAATTCCACCGGAGCTTAAGTTCATCGCTCGTGAAATCCTCGGCTCTCCTGGCAAACCGGGAACTGGCGATAATGATATCAACTCTCTCATTGGTGAAGACCTTAGCTTTATGGTCTCTCACTATACAACGAGCCAAGGAGCATGGTTCCTGCTCGCTGAGAAGAAGTATCATTATTTAAAGTTCTACATGCGTCAGGCTCCGAAGATGACTTATGACGACGACTTCGACACTGATGCAATCAAGCAGAAGACCACAATGCGTATTTCTGCTGGCGCAACTGATTGGCTTGGAACTTGGGGTTCTAACGGCCCCTAGGTGTAGTGGGGGGAGTGGGCTTCCTTGCAGGGCTGCTAGGCTCCCCCCGCTATCATAAGTTGGTGTTGTAGTCTTCATCCTCCTAGCGGACTGATGTGGAGATATACAATGCCCGATTGGGCGGGAGCTAGATTATCTCCCTAGTAAACCCGCCCATTCTAATTTCGATAGGAGAACTAAGATGCCAGCGAAAAAAGGAATTCACCCAGCTTATCGTGAGAAGTCAGAGATAGTTCCTAAACACAGAATTGAGCCAGACGTAGCTCCTGCGGCTAAAAAAGGTCGCTCTGCTTCTGAGGCTTTTGATGGCTTTGATAATTCTAATCTTAGTATGAAAGATATGATTGATTTGAAATCAGAGAAAGAGCGGGATACTCTAAGTTCTCAAGCTGCTGAGATGACTGCAAAATATAAGAAGAAACAGTAGGAGTTCTTATGCCAATGGGAAAAGGGTTACACCCGGCTTATCGAGATACGCCGCCTAAGAAATCTCCTTCAGCTTCCGATTTTGAGCGTTTAGCTGTGGCTAATGAGATTAAAAATTTTGGCCCGACTAAATCCGCCGCTGGGCGTTATGGTGCGCCTGATAGCATGGAAGATGCTCAGAACAAAATTCTAGCTCGTGATAAAGGTGATGATAGAGTCAGAGCCGAGCGTACTAAGACAGCCAATGTTCTTGGCAGTATTGCGAGTATGAAAAAAGACGGGCCTATTAAAACCCCGGTTAAGACCAAAATAGAGCGGCAGCAGTTTTAGGAGCCAATATGCCAAGCGATGGAATTCGTACAATAGGCGAAAGCTGCTGGCATTATTGTGATCGCTGCGAGCGCAAGGGTGATCTTAACTCCGAGCTTCAGTGGCAATATGGAAAGTTATTGTGCTACGATTGCTATGACCAGTGGCCGGTTATGGTAGGTTCAATCGAGAAAGCTCAAGCTCAAGCACTTGCTTTTATTATCCATAACCCCGATCTTCGTCCGAATCAGAAGTTAGTAAATCCAATCGTACAAGATACTTTGGACGATATCTTATTGTAAGGAGATAGTAAAATGCCAATGGGTCAAGGAACACACCCTGCTTATCGTGAGACTCCAAAAAGAAAAGCAATACAATCTAAAGATTTAAATGAGGTTGGTAAAGTAAGTAGAGATTCTGATGGCAAAGCAAAAAGAATTGGTGACATGGCTAGTCCTATGGTTCGTAGGTCTGGTAGTGTCATGGGTTCTTTAGAAGAACCAACTAGAGCTAAAACTCCACAAGAAGCTCAGAAATCTCAGTCTGAAGTTGATGCTAAATCTATGCGTAAGCAGGGAGATAAAGCGGCTGCGTTACATTCTATAGATGATATGAATGTAGGCAGAACTAAAGGAATAAAGCGAACTGCTGGTGATGATTCATATTGGAAATAACAACTCTCCTCAACCGCGACTCAGCGCACATGTAATCTGAGAAGGAGCTTTTAATGCGAACAGCTGGTATGTTGTTAATGGATACTCCGATTCCTGACGGTCGGATGATGATTAGGCCGATAGATTTTATTGGCGGTACTCTCAATGCTACTGCTGGGCTTACAACATTAAATGTGACTGGTGCGATTACTCAGATAAATGCAGAAGTCCCCGGTGCGCTACTTCGTTATGGTATGTCAGATGATGCACAGCAGTATTATGGTAAGGGTTCTCCGAGTGGTGGTTTTCAGGGCGCACAGGCGCAGCCCGTAACAACTAACACTCCTTTTACAACTCCCTATGGACTTTCTGGGCGGCCTCCTTATCCATCTGCTGAGGTTCTCAGAGTTCCCACGTCTACTAACTGGCGGCCAAAGGGTCTTAAGCCCACGGCTGTTACAGTTGTATATACTGTAAGTGGCGGCCCAATGACCTCCGCTAATGTCGTGCTGGGTAAAGTTAATTTTACAGTCGGAGTAGCTCCTGCTATCACTACGATTCTTAGTGCTACTAATCTTCCTCTTGGAAATGCGACTACGAATGTAATAACAACCCCAATCCCAGTAGCTAATCAGGCTTTTATCAATGACTACTTCGATGCCATTGTGCTCTTGCTTAATATCAATGCTGGCGCTGCTACAATGTATATACATGGTGTCTTCATCGACTTTGCCTTTAACTACAACTAAGGAGCTGTGATGGCGAATAACATAACAGGAACTCCTTGGGCGTTGGATACAGTCGGAGCAGTATGGAAAGACCGGCTGTATATCGGCAACATCATGTGGCTCAATGGAACGGGTAGTCTTTTAATCCAAGATGCTATAGGTCGGGATATTATCCGAGATGTATGGTCTGCATCACAAGACCATGACTACGGCCCACTCAAATGGGTAAACGGCTTAAACGTCATTACCATCGGTGGCGGCGAAGTTATCCTAACTCCTCAGAACAAATAAAGCGGGGCTGAATGTCTGGAATAATACAGCGTGAGAGTAATAGGTTTGATGCTACTTACGATAATCCGTGGGGTGGCGTGGCTTCTAATGCCGACGCGGCAGATATTCAGCCTTCGCAATTTATACAAGGAGATGGGATATTTATAAAGAACGGTGTTCTCTGTGCTGCTAACTGGGGTAATACTATTCTGTATAATTTCAGCGCAGTAGCTAATCAACATTATTGGACTGGTGACAGGATGAAATATATTGTTCTTGTAAAACCAAATAATGCTGCTTGGTTTCTGTGCGCTTTTGATAACAATGGTCATGCTTGGATTTATGATGGAGTATCATTCGTACTCGATCAGACATTAGGTGGTGGTTCTTTTATTACATTCTCCTGCTTCCAAGTCATAGGAGGGGTTGTATATATCTTCGACTGGAATGTTGGAAAAGTATATAAATATGTGCCAACAATTTCTTATACAGTAGCCTCTAATTTCGTGGGCGGTAAGTATTGCATGGTGGTAACTAACTATCTTATCACATGTAATACAAACATGCCTTCTGACAATGAGAGTGCTATTAAAGAGAATCGTTATAACTGGAGCGCACCTTTTGCTTATAGTACTTGGGATCCAGCAGATGCAGTACTTCCAAGAGGAGCTGGCTATAATACTATAACCTCAGCGCAAGATCAGATAAGTGGTTGTTTTGCTATG